TTATGGTTGAGGTGCGCGCAAAGGCGGCGGCCGATCTGGAGGACACTTTGGACACCATAGGCGCGGAAGTTGAAGATGCCATTTTTAGTGGTGGCGATACCACGCTAAGTGGCAAGTGTAAGGATTTTGACTACGAGGGTTTGGATATAGAACTCTTTGGTGAGGCTGAACAGCCATTTGGCTTGATGACAATGCGCTTTTTAGCGATTTATCGCGTCGATAAGGCCGACGTGGAAACTTTAATAGCATAAGGGGGTAACTATGCCAAAAATGTATAAAAAAGGATCTGAGGCGGTTGTGGTGCATCCATCACAAATTGAAAACGCTAAGACGAGAGGATGGTCACTCGAAAACCCAGACCAAGAAACAAAAAAAACTAAACCTAAAAGTAAAGGAGTAAAAAATGGCAACACATAATGGAAGTGAAGGTGTCGTACATATCGGCACTGACGCAGTCGGCGAATTAAAGTCATGGTCTGTTACAGAAAACGCGACCATGATTGATACAACAGTGTTAAGCGATACCGCACAGACTTTCAGCACTGGCACGACAAGTTGGTCTGGTAGTTGTGAGGCGTTCTTGGACGAAAACGATACCGCTCAAACAGCACTAACATCTGGCGCAAGTGTAACACTCAAATTCTATTTTGAGGGTGCTGGTTCGGGCGATAAATACTACACCGGCACAGCGCTGGTCGAGTCGATAGATCGCAGCGGAGCAACAGATGATATTGTTAATGCTACTTTTTCATTTAGAGGCACAGGGGCGCTAACACTAGCAACTGTTTAAGATGAGTATTAAAGACAACGCCAAAGACCAGTTTAAGGCCAAATTATCGGGCGAGTTAAACTCGATAGACGTGCCGGAATGGGGTGGCAAAATCTACTTTAAAAATGCCATCACCGGCAAAAAACAAGGTCAGATTATGAGCCTTTATGACAAAGGCAAGATAGTCGACAGTGTTTGTATGTCGCTCATTATGAGGGCGCTGGACAAAGAGGGCAATCCGATCTGGCGGCCAAGTGAGTTAAGTGAGTTATTGCGCGAGTATGACCTTGATGTGATTAGTCGTGTAATTGAGCAGATTGCTGATACTGAACCGACGGTGGACGATGCAAAAAAGCAATAAGGGCAGACCACGACCTGCACTTTTATTTGCAGTTGGGCGAACACCTGCACAAGTCGTTGGACGAGGTGATGGATCTGTCCACAGTTGAGATCATAACTTGGGCGGCTTATTTTGAAATAAAGAGGAATAGTTAACATGGCTACTGCGGCAACAGCAAAGTATGAAATAAGGCTTGAAAATAAAACCAAGCGCGCATTCAGAGCCATTGGACGCTCGCTTAAAAAAGTAACGCGCGCAATCTTCTCAATGAAAGCCGGTTTTATCTCGGCGGCTGGCATTGCTGGTCTTGGTTATTTAATCAAGCGCTCGATGAATGCAACGGACGAGATGGCAAAAATGTCACGCGCCGTTGGTGTATCTGTTGAACAACTACAAGGGTTAAGACACGCCGCCGCATTGGGTGGTCTTGAAGCTACTCAACTGGATAAGGCGGTGCAAAAGTTGGCTATTAATATGGCCGATATGTCACGCGGCGTTGGTCTTGCAAAAGACGTATTTGAAAAGCACAATATAAGCGTTAAAAATGCTGACGGTTCATTGCGAACCGTTATGGAAGTTATGGCGGATATTGCTGACGTTACCGCTGGCATGACTAACGCAACTGAAAAAGCAGATCTGGCTTATAAGTTATTTGGCGCTCGTGGCGCAAAAATGATTAATTTGCTCAATGGCGGTAGCGAAGGAATGCGCGAGGCAATGGAGGAGGCGGAAAAATTAGGTTTAGTGATGAGTGAGAAAACCGCCAAAGGGGTAGAAGATGCCAACGATGCAATGACGCGCTTGAAAGGTTTTATGACCTCCGCCTTTACGCGTGCGGTTGCTGAACTTGCGCCGTATATTGAAAGAGTAACTGAGGCCATCATGGCATGGGCTACTTTAAAAGTGGAGGAGGGCGGCGGTATTGGTGCAATTGCTAAATCTGTGGCCAACCAGATTGTATTTGCCTCAATAACAATAATTAATGCCATTGAAAGTATCGGTAATAGCATTATTCAGTGGGTCAATAAAATTAAAGAAATCACCGGCTTTGAAAGATCACTTGAATCAATTAATGCTGAACTAAATTTAATAGGAAAAAATTACCATAATTGGATTAGTGGTAATTGGAGCATATTGGATAAATTAGAAGAAAAAGTATCTGGTGCGGAATATGTCACTGAAAACTATAGACAAAAACTTGAAGCATTACACGCTGAAAGGGCAAAGGTGCTGGCAGGGGGCAATGTAGATTTCAAGTTTGATTTTAGCGCTGCCATATTTAGTTTAGAGCAGATGCTTGAATTGATTAACGAGGTCGAGCCGACAGTAACAGAGGCAGTTGAAAGCCAAAAAAATGCAATAGAGGAACTCCCATCAGCGTGGGATGGTGTTGGAAATTCCTTTACAAAGTATAAAGATAGCGTTGTGACCGGTACGCAGATGATTGCTAACCTTACTACCAGAATACTGCAAGGCACAGAGGATGCCATTGTCAATATGATTATGGGCGTCAAGACCAGTTGGAAGGATTTATTTAGAGCAATTATGGCGGATATTGTGCGTATTTATGTGCGTAAAGCCTTAGTTGCCGCGATTGGTATGATGGGTTTTGCCGGCGGCGGCAGGCCACCAGTAGGCAGGCCATCAATAGTAGGTGAGAGAGGCGCGGAAGTGTTTGTGCCTGATAGCGCCGGCACTATTATTCCAAACGACCAGTTAGGCGGTACGAATAACACCAAAGCCGAAATCAACTTTAACGTGCAGGCAATTGACGCCAGTTCCTTTAACAGTTATTTAGTTAATAATCGCGACACCATCGAATCCATTATCAACACTTCGTTGTTGCAGAACGGATCGGTACGCCGCACAATACAAATGACGGCCTAATGAATAATATAACGACAACAATCATGGCCAACCACAACAACGTTAGAGTTGAGGAGTGGGTAAAGCAAGGCGGTACATTAGAGTTTAATAATGGCAATAACCAGCGCATTGTAAGAAACAGCATACCGGCTTTGGAAATGGATATTAGTTATGACGGCTTAACCAAAACCCAGTTTGATGCACTGGTTACAGTTTATGAGGCCAACCATGCAAGTACGGTAATTATTGATGCTGATGACATCCACGATCTGCGCGACACCGCAATCCATCTTAACGCGAGTGTTTGGGTGTTTAAAGAGTTTAAATTCAGCGTTGTTGCTCCAGCAGTTTATAGCGGTCATATTAAATTACTTACTTCCATTTTTTTCAACTACACGAAGTATCAAGATGAGTTCTCACAAAGCTCTAGTTACTCGCCAGTAACTTCAAGTGATACATCCTTTACAACGGTGCTAAATTCAGCAGAGCCAAATAAGGTTGAGTATGAATATATTTCCAATTCACTATTCTCAACCATCGGTCAATCAGCAAGGCATATATCCGATAAAGCCGGCTTGCGTAAAGTGTGGCAGTTAAGTTGGCATTTAAGTGAAAGTGATTTTTTAACCCTGCTTACTTACTACCGCAAAAAGGGCGGCATGATGGGTGAGTTTGGGATGCCGCCAGAGGGTGCAAACGGTCTGGGTAGCGGCACTAAAACCAATGCTATGTTTATGCAAGATAGTTTTAAATTTGAGAGGCTTTTGGATAGCCGTTATGTCTGCAAAGCAAAAATTGTGGAGTTGTTATGAGTAAGACAATAACAACCAATGTTCGCAATGATGATGCAATGGGGATGATTCATTTGTTTGAGTTTGATATGTACACGCTGGCCGGTGTATTTGATGAAACATTGCGGTTTACCGATCACGATGTTTTTGTCTATGACGGCAGTAATGAGTACACGCCGCTTAACATAACCTTTGATCGCCTCAGTGAAGATTTTACGATGGCCAGTGATAGCATTAACGTCACCATAGACAACATCAACGAGGCGCTTACAACAGAGGCGCTTGGTAGTGAGTGGCGTAACAACCGCGCCAAGATCAGCAGGGTTTTAATAACGCCGCCAAGTGAAACCATTGATAGTGAAACTTATGAGTTTGGTATCAGCGAGAACTCCACAGCGGCCTATCCGCGCTTGGAAATCTCTGGCTTTACCAAAGACACTTATGTTTTGTTTGAGGGGGTGATTGATACCTTTAGTGCAACCAGCCAAACGTTCACTGCACAACTAACTACCAAGTTTACTTATTGGCAAATGCCATACCCGACGAGAACCTATAACCAAAACGAGTTTACATCGATTGTTGATGCAATTAGTGAGGTGATTTACTGGGGGCGTCAAAAGACGGTTTAATTATGAAAAATTGTTTCACTATTACCTACAAATATCTAAGCCAAAAGTATGCCTTGCCGACCTCATGGCGTAACTGGAAAGAGGCGGACATGGATAGTTTTGTAATTGAACAAAAAAGGTTCTTGGCGCGTAGGGATCACCTCGCTTTTTTTAAAAGTTTTTGTCACCGCGTAAAGGTTGGAAAAAAAGATGATGTGGTGCTAACAAGACGCTCAGTTGGGGTTTGTATCAACCGGTTTTTCTACTGGGTGTATAGCGAAGATTTGGGCATTGTAGAGGCTAAAAAATTGGATAAAGATTGTCTTATTATGAGGATTACTAATGGGTAGTAGTAGTAGCGCAGCAAAAGTGCTAGGCGTAGTGGCAATATTTTTTGCCCCAGCACTAGCGCCTGTTTTGCTTGGAAGTGTAGGGGTGGCCGCTACCGCTACCGCCGTTGCAGTTGCCACTGCTGGCATTGTTTTAGTTGGTGCATCTCTGGTTGGTTCAGCGTGGGTGGCAGAATCAACTGCGTCACAAACAAGTGCGGTTGATACTATGAGCGTTGAAAGTTACGCCGGCGCTAAACTGCAAACCATTAAATCCAACACTGCGCCAGTGCCGCAGGTTTACGGCAAACATAAAATGGCCGGCAATATCATTTGGCAAGATACCAATACTGCCGTTAATAGCGATAACGCCACTAATGGCTATAACAGAGATTATTGGTGCGTCATTGTATTAGCAGGCCACGAACTTGAGGATATTAATTATCTCTATGCCGGTGAAGATACTATGACCTCGCTGGGAAGTGATAAATACGAAACTGCATACGTTCATATTAAATTTTATAACCGCGATGCAAGCGCTCGCAATATTCAAACTCTGGATTGGGTAAAAAACGATAGCGGCGATACTGATACTGGTAGCACTCTTGGTTTGGCATCAATTTCCATACCAGCTGAAACAGCATTTTTACTGGTTCATCAGGCGTTTGACGCAGAGGATAATAAAAACACAGCACTAGCGGCAATAACTGCGGAAGTTGAGGGTAAAAAAATACGCACCATAACCGACGCATCAACCATCTCAACTGCAACAACCTACTCCACTAACCCAGCAGAAATTTTATTAGATCTATTAACAACTGGTTTGAGTGTGGCTGATGCTGATATTGATATTGCAACTTTTTACAGCGCCAAAACCGATTGTTCCTCTAACACTTGGTCTTGCGATATAGCATTAATGCAACAGGCCAATATTCAATCAATAATTGCTGATGTACTAGCAACTTGTCGCGGCAAAGTTTTTCATAGCGAGAGCAAATGGAAATTCAAAATTGACACCAAATCTCAAAGCGTGGCCGATACCCTTACCAGCGATGATGTGCTGGGTAATAGCCTATCAATAACTATGGCTGGCAGTAGCACGATTGCCAATAAGTTAATAGTTAAATACATAAACCCTAGCGATGAATGGCTCAGTGCTGAAAGCGTTAAAGAAGATTCAGACTTACAAACCTATGATGGCCAAACAGTGCAAAAAATATTAGATATAAAAGGCGTTACCAGTGCTACCCATGCCGCTGAATTAGCAGAAATTGCACTGAACTCTCTGCGTTATAGCGAGGATGGTTCTGCAAATCGTGTCAAGCAAACACCGCTTGCAATCACTTTCGCCACCAGCGTAAAAAATGCCCATTTAGAGGTTGGCGATGTTATTAGCTTGAACCATACGTTGTTGGATAGAGTAAGGCAGTTTTTATTACTCTCAACTATGACGGATCAGTCCGGCGTGATTCAAATATCGGCTAGGGAATATTGCGAAACACATTTTAAAGATGCATCTGGATCGTATTTAATTTAAGGATAAATTATGGCTTATTATGACTCAATAAATTTAGTGAAAGGGGATGACTTACCAGCGCTGGAAATCATCATACGTGACAGCAACGCGGCGGCTAGTGGGCAGACACTTGATATTGGTGACGTGAGTACATGGGCTCCAGTCGATTTGAGCGACGTCAACACAGTCAAAATGAAATTCAGAAAAATTGGCTCATCAACGCTGGTTGCTACAATTACGTTCACGCGCGTAGCACCATATATCGACGGCAAAGTGACTATGGATTGGGGTTCAACCACGCTTGATGATGGACATGGTGATTACGAGGGCGAGATTGAAATCACCTACGACAATGGCAAAGTATTAACTGTGCCGGATTTGTTTAAATTTATTATAAGGGATCAGTTCTAATGATTAGAGCGACCATCACATTCGTCAAAGTGTCCGCCACTGATGTGGACTATGTCAGTGCGTCGGCGGCTGATTATAAAATTGTGCCTGAACCGGAGTATAAATTTCTCACCGAAACCCTCACAATAAGTGAGGTAGTAGTGGTCGCTATAAATAAAAATCCGTCCGATAGTTTCTCTTACACTGATATTGCAATCGTCGATATGACAAAAGGTTTTGCGGAAAGTTTTTCCTTTGCTGATAGCCTCTCTAGAACGGTCACTTATGTGCGTTCATTTAGCGATGCTTTCACTTTGGATGATGCAACGCTAGTAAATAAAGATTACTATGGCAATAAAGGTAATATAGCAACGCTTTCAGATGTATCAGTTTATGGCTTGACTAAGGCATTAACTGAAACTCCAACACTCTCTGATGTATCAGTTTATGGTTTGACTAAGCCATTAACTGAAATCACAACACTCTCTGATGTGTTTGCCAACTTGGTGGCTAAAGTGATAGCGGAATCGTTCAGCTTTACAGATTCGTCAATTTTAGCAAGCGGCAAAAACATATCTGATTCTTATTCATTAAGTGAAAGCCAGATCTATAACTTAGGCAAGGTCGCAACTAACTCAATTCCACTGACGGAAGTAGCGGCACTCAACCAAAGCAAAATTATTACTGATGCTTTCACTTTGGATGATGCAGCGCTAGTAAATAAAAATTACTATGGCAATAAAGGAAATGTGTTCTCGTTTACTGACTCGATCAGTATTACAAGGACACATGGGAGCACTCTAGGAAGTATGGTGCTTGGAAGTTCAACTCTTAATTAAAGGAGCGATAAATGATAAACGATGATTTAAAACTAACAGGGGCGGTATCTATTGCTCTTAATAACGAGGTTGTGCATGAAACTAAAAATGTTGTTGTGACAGCCGGTAAAAGCTGGGTGGCTGATCGCATGAATGACGCTAATACCGTTATGACACACATGGCGATTGGTACTGGAACGAATACTGCTGTGGTAGGCGATACAACCCTACAAACAGAACTAGATCGTAACGCACTAACCTCAACAACAGTGACCGCTAATGCAGTGGCTTATGTTGGCACTTGGGCGGCGGCAGATGGAACAGGGGCGATTACTGAGGCAGGCATTTTTGATGCCGCAAGTTCTGGTGATATGTTGGCTAGAACGGATTTTAGTGTGGTCAATAAAGGTACGGCAGATAGTATGACTATCACATGGACTATAACTGTAAGTTAATATAAGGAGGTACGCATGGCTGTTAAATTTAGTAATAACGCCGCAACAACATTAGCGTCTGGAATGTCCGGTGGTGCTACCTCTTTTACAGTGGTATCAAACACAGGCTTTCCAACGTTAGGTGGCAGTGATTGGACGTATGTAACAATAGATAGTGAGGTTGTAAAAGTAACGGCGATCAGTGGCACGACATTTACCTGTGATTCTACTTCTGAGGCGCACTCTATTAGCGATAACGTAGAGTTGAGAATGACGGCAGAATTGCTTGATGATTTTGCCGAAGATTTAGACGTCTATACCCACCCAACAAGCACCGGTAATAAACACATACCAACCGGCGGTAGTTCTGGTGAGTTCCTAAAATATGATTCTTCGGGAACAGCAGT